GGTGAATGAGATGTGTAATTCATCACAGGTGAAACTGATGTCGGGTTCATCGCGGGTGAATGAGATGTGTAATTCATCGCAGGTGAATAAGATGTGTGATTCATCGCAGGTGAATAAGATGTGGGATTCATCTAAAATAATCACTAATAATTCCAGTAAGAAGTGATGAAAACCACAATACCATTGGCAAGATTACTTCAGGGTGAAAAATTTAAAATCAGCACTGGTAAAAAAGGCACTGTTGTTCACAACGGTGTTGGTGGAACTATGGTTCAATGGGACGTCAAGGATCTTGACGTCGATATTGGTATGGCCGCCAAGCAAATAATTAGTCCATTTACGGAGGTAACTAAAATATGAATTACAATGACCTTAAAGGTGAGATTGTTTTATTGTATGATAAAACAAACTGCATGATAAAACGAGTTCTAGTAGGTGATCAGACAATGCACCGAATCAGGATATTTCCGGTTATTGGCAAAGATATTTCTGATGTTCAGTTTGGGTTCAGGAAGTGTGATGTTCTGCTTTTCCCAGATGATCAAAAACTCTATGATAATGTTGTTAACCATCTTAAAACCATTGAAAATGCTAAAGGCGTTTTGAATGAATATTTAAAATCACATAAATATGAGGTAAATAGATGAAACGATCAGAATTGTTCACAATTATGATTATTTTAATTATGGTAGCTTTTAGTTGTGCTCAGTGGGCAGATTCAACGGATGTTGTTGATCCTGTCATTCCACAACCACAAGTGATTGGCGTAGATACCGTTGACGTTGTCATAATTTATTATGGCAGTCAATATGGCAGTCAAACGCTGTTAGCTTATGCCCTGGGATATGCTGTTACTACTCAGTATGCAATGACTTCACAGATAGCATCTGAAACAACTAGCAGCACATCACTTTATACGCCTGACGGGCAGTTAGTAAATCAGGATATTGTTCACCAGGTGAAAGTTTTAACACCAAGATAACTTGGTTTCCGGGGAAATGACAGGCATTATTATGTTAAACAGGTTGACAGGTAAACATAATGCAGGTTCAATTCCTGCTCCCTGGTCTATTTTTAAATAAAGGAGAATAAAATGGCTAAAAAAGAAACACATATCGAATTATATGAAATTTGGTTAGAATTAATGTATGCTATTGAATCGTGTGCTTATCAAATTACTGATCAAGCTGAAATATTAAAAGACGCTAAAAAATCAATGCGTAAATTTAAGAGAAATTTGAAAAAAACGGAAGAAAAATACGAAAAAATTTATGGTAAACTACCCAAATTATACAAACCAATAAGGTAAAATAATGTACTTTACAAATAAAGGAGAATAAAATGAGACGATTTATTAAAAATATCATCAGCGGAATATTTGCTTTATCATCATATTTTGTTTTTATGATTGGGTTGACGTGGGCTTTTGATATTTCAACAAAAACTACAGTTTTTGCGTTAGTCTTTGTACCAATTGCAATAATATTATTAGCAATAAACTCTGAAATATAATAATGTACTTCACAAATAATAAGATTGCAAAATTAGCCAAATTGCAAGGCTGGAAAATTGAGTGGTTTGGTAATTTCTCAGGTGTCTGGCGTGATGATGAACACCAGGATCGTGTGTTTCTACGCCCAGAAGATTATCAGCCGCATACTAATCCAAGCCATACTGTTGAGTTGATTAATGCATTAAGGACAAAAGGATGGACTTTTGTCCTTAATATTGATATTGATGGTTATAGTATTGAAATATGTAAACCAACAACAAATTATGCTAATTGTGACAGCGGCACAAAATTCAGTGAAGTAATTTGTACCGTGATTCTGGAGGCTTTAAAAGATGAGTAAAGATCAGACAAAACCAATTAAAATACCTAAAATTATCAGTGATAAATTTAAAAAACAGCCTAATCCTTTGGAGGTTAAAAAGGAGCAGTCTAAAATTATTTTTAGACTGGAGATAAAGGAACCCAACGAAAAAGGACAGGTTCCTGTGAAAGGAACTATGGATGATAATATTGTTAAAAATTATCCGCTGTTCTTATACAGGTTATTAATTACCTATGCTAAACAGATCGAATCTGCTGCTCTGATACAACTCAGGGAAGAGCAAGCTGAAAAAGCCAAGAAAATTCAGGTAGTAAGTGCTGGGGCGCTGACTAAATTAAATGTCTAGATTTAGATTAAATCCAGCGTGGGCAAGATATGGGTTTTCTGTTGATCCTAATGATAAACAGGCAGATCAAAAAGCTAAGCTTTTTGATATTATCTGCTCTTATTTTGTTATGCACTCAGTGCAGGAATTTTCATATATGACCGGTGCTATTGATATTGGCCAGGTTACAGATGACGCTTTGTTATGGCATAAGAAAATGACTGAGCTGTATAACACAGAGAAAACAGGTGGTAGTCAACGTGCAAGCAGTTAACATCACCGCAGTTAAAAGTGAAGTGATATTCTGCCAATTTCGTGGTGGGGAGTCAAAACCGGATGGCTTTCAGAGTTCGATTCTCTGGATTGGTGTCAAATCGATAGACCAGCTGCGGTGATGTTAACTGCTTGCATGTTGAATAATAAAAGGAGAGAATCATGGGAACGATAAATAAAAGTGCCGCATTAGTAACAATGTTTTTAGCAACAGTTGGTGGGATGTTTCAACCAAAACCATCATCGGTTTTATATACTAATAATATTCGTAATGGATTTAGGGCACGAAAACGCAAACGTTTTAGTGGCAAAAAGATCAAAAATACCAACGGTATCTACACAATGAATGATTATAGTGAGGATCAGCTTAGTGCGATGCTTAAATATGATAGAAGCCAGGGTGGAACTAAAGGCCAGTTATGGCTTGCCTGTATTCAAAATGGTTCGGTTAATGTGTTTACTGCACCGCATGCTAGTAGGAGGGTGGGATGAACGATTTATTAATTAAAATGTTGACTAGTACCCATGAATATTGGGTGGTTGAAAAAAGAGATATAGGTATCTTTTTAGTGGGAATACCATTAGGCATTAAACAGGGTATTGCTTATGAAGATTTATTAATAAAAGACATTGTTACTTTTGGCAATATGGAATCATCTAACATTTGTATTAATAAGCCATACCCACCATTTCAATACGGGCAAATGTATAATGAATTTAGTATGGGCTTTGCTTTAAAATGTCACCCAATGGCTTTTTTAAAAGAGGCATTATCCTATATGAAAGAAGATCAAAATATGTATACATTAGAAAAATTAGCTGTTTCTATATGGTTGGCCCAGCAAAGTAAATTAAAAGAATGAAAACCACATTAATAATACTGATGTTGCTAATTGCTGGAATATACTGGTTCGGTGTTATTGCCCCGGTAATGTTATTTATTGGCTTCTGGGTTGGTTATGGATTTATGAGATCTACTAAAGATCATTTATGTGCCCAGCAAGCTAAATATATCCAGGCGCAGCAGATACAGATTAAAGCTAAGGAAGAACTAATTGTAGTTCTTCAGGATAAACTCAGTGGAGTTTATCATGCATGACGTTTTTATAGAGGATAACCCGTACAGGCTGAAGATGCCATATTTTAAGTGGTTGGTGCTTGATAAAAATGGTGAATGGGATGCCTGGTCGGGGCCATTTAGAACATCACAGGGTGCTAAGGACCATCATGATAATCATTATATGAGATGGCAGTGGTTTACATTAGGACTTTTTAAATTCTATGCCGGTGGTAAACAACGCAGAATGAAAACGATTCAAAAGCGTGAGCGATGATGTATTTACACAGTAAATATATTATTGGGTTGCCAAAGAGTGTTTGTAATTATGATAACATAAAAGTAAGAATTAATCATATTTATGCAAACGATATGTTGTGTATAATATCATATACACTAACAGATTTGTGTATAGCATAATGGACATTAAGGAGGACTAAATGACAAACGCAGACTTCGCTGAAATAGCAGGGTTGAAGAAATTAATAAATAATGGGCTTCTTTATAAAGGGGTTGATTATTATGATAGCAATAATAAATATCTGTGTAGTGAAGAAAAGTGGCTTCCCCGCCTGAAGATTGAACAGGCAGAATTAGTATTGCAGGCATGGCTTGATAAAGATGGTTATAGGTCATATTCAGCTTATTATGCTAATCACAGCAGGGAACACAGGATTGATTTAGAAACTACTGGAAAAGATGGTGCTGAAATTGTTGGAACTGGAATAAGTAAAGAATTAGCAGAGGCTATTTGCACAGCCGTAGAGGAGGCAGGGAAATGAGCGAAACAACTGCGCCCACCATGTTTAATATGTGTCCTATTTGTTGGAAACCTTATTATGACGATCATCAAGGCACAATAATACCAGACCTGTGTGAAGGACATGAGCCTAAATTTGAGTATAAATATGACAACCAAAGCAAGGAATTAGAGGAAGTCCATGAATAACCAATTCGCCAAATTCTACGCCGCCAAACAGTGGAATGAGTGTATTGCGCTGGCGTTGGGACGTAAGCCCCCACTTGATCTTGGTCTTGAAACGTGGACAAAACTTTATAAGACCAATGAAGATATTTATTATTGGCACTGTGAGGATGGAAGAACTGCAACAAAACAAGAATGGGATTTACGCCATTATTGGGTATTAAATGGTAAGGTCATTGATATAAATTGGGACAGTGACAAAAATCTTTGGGTTGAAGGGTCTGAGGTGGTGGAGTATGTAGATAAGAATAATCTTGAATCTGCTTTTATAGATAAATTATTTGGATTAGACGAAGGAGTTTCTGCTGTTGGAAAAGAATTTGGTTGGGATGCAATTACTCTCCCACCCCTTGACTATGCCAAAGCATTAGTGGAAGTGATAAAGGAGCAACAATGAACTGGTTTGATGACAATTTATGGTATGATAATTATTTAATTTTACCAGAGCCAACAGCGGCAACAGAGGAGATGGAGAAATGAACTGCAAAGACATGGTTAAACAATATTTAATAGATAATAATTACGATGGATTATTTTATCCAGGTGAATGCGCTTGTGGGTTAGATGATATGTTTCCATGCGGTGAGTATATGATGGATTGTGAGCCCGGATATAAAATACCTTGCCCGAATAAAGGTGACTGCTATTGTGAAGAATACGGCGAAGATGGTTGGCACATTTCAGCAGAGAAACCAACTGAAAAGGAGAAATAAAATGAATAATCATAAATTTGAAATTCTCGTAACAACAATAGCAAATAAAACAGAGGCGTTAATACACGAACTAATGAAGACTAATCCAGAAGATGTGAACCGTCAGGATAGAGACCACGTTTGGGATGCTCTTTATGACTTAATGGCTGGATTGCCTAATAATTATGAAGATACAACCGGCATTGAAGATTTGGAAGAATTGGCTGAGGATATGGGGATAAAATGATAATCGGCACATTTCACGATAAACTGGTTTTATTCCAAACTGGAGGCCATCTCAACGTCTCGCGATATGGGCTTGGTCTCTACTGGAATGCAGCAGGACAAGAATTTCATCCATTATACCCAACAATATATTTCGATTCAGCAATAATTCCTGAACCTAAATATTTTAAGCAATTAAAGCCAGAAAAAAGCGGTGGAATTTCTGACACTTTTACTGGAATAAAACCAATATCTGCCAACAAAACGACTTTATTGGCAAAAATTGGGCAAGTAGCAAAAAGGTTGATACTACCTAAGTGTATTGTCAAAAAGGAGATGGAATGATGGGAATAGAAGCAGCCAGACGATCTAATTATTACCAATCAAAATCCGTGGTGGTCGGTATTCAGAGAATTTACAAAAGAATAAGCAAAAAATATTCTCCATCGTGGCTGTTGCAGGAACTTGATGAACTAAACCATACGGCACAATGTGTACAGGCAGAATTTGAAAGACAAATGGGGAAAGAGTCAAAATGAAAACAGCCAGCCTAACTAACAGCAAGCGAATCGGTGAGTTGATGCCAGGGATTAAGACGGAATTTATGTGGTTGCATAATCCTAAAGTTGGTGTTGACTTTATATCTCAAGGGTTGCCAAGGCTTGGTAATTATAAATATATCTGCCCTGCACCATTAGCCGATGAGATATGGGAGATATTGCCGGAATACATATATGGAGATTTACTTGAAGATTGTGAAACAATATCTTATGAAAAGACAATTACAAAACGAATGGCTGGATATTGGAGTAGGGAGCAATCTTGGTTTGAGCCAGCAAGTTTTAAGGTTGATACTCTGTCTGACCCTTTGTGTCTGACACTGATTTATTTGATTGAGAATAAACTGATAGAAGTGTGATATGAAACTTTATGATGTACCAGATAATAATAAAATAAGATTACTGGAAAATCCAGTAATACCACCTGCTTCTGTTCCAGTTGAAAAAGAAGATATACTCCTGTTCTACCATATTGATGGAATGTATGGTTCCTGCGAAAATGCTGATGGTTATATTGTATATATTGCAGGTTGGACTGAAGTGGAGGTGGTGGAATGAATAAAGCAGGCTGGTTCTTAATCTTAATAGCAGTTTTATATTTCGGTGGGCATATGTTGAGGGCGCAGGATTTTAAAGCTGGTGTTTTCCCCTCGATTGGTGATGGTTATTTATTCCAATCAGTTGTAACCGATTCTGTTGTTTGGAATATTGTTGCAGTTGATTCTGCTAATCTTGGCGATTCAACTTGTGTTCATGAGTGGGAATATTCTAAAGTTAGTAACTATGGTAGTGATAATATGATTTCTTGTGCTGTATATCATGCCGGGTTTCATTGCGGTTGGAACGATGGACAAAAAACAAGAATTTGTGCAAGATGTCTGCGCAAAGAAGATATGCGGGAAACCTGGTATCAACACAGATATACACCACCACCAACAAAATATGATTCATTAAATGCGAGGTTAAAATGAAAACAATAGCAGGATTTTGTATATCGATGGTTTTAATAATTATCCTAATAGGTGTATTCACCCCGCCTGAATTTTGGGATTGGGTTGATGGCCAAGGAACTTGGTCAACTGTGAAACTATTTGTCAGCGGCTTGATCGTAGGCGGGCTGTGCTCATCAATTGCCTGGATGCTTGTGTTGATGTGTGCAATTAATTACAAGAAATGATACTTACGTCAATTATACAGCGGAAATTTGTTGTATGATTTTCGCTGGAAATTAGCAAAAATCGTGAAATTGAAAAATTGCGTTAGGCTAAAATCCTGGAAAAACACCAAAAGATTTATGCAACAATTCGGGATTTTTAAGGGTTGTAAATTTTAAATTTCAGTATTTCGGCTTTTTTCTTAAAAACGCGAAAAGTGAGATATGAATACAATTAACAATTTAAAGGAAATGTGATATGATAAATAAAAAATTTCTAAAAAAAAATAGTTGACCGGACAGTAATAATTTAAATCTTGCTGAGATAAATTATTTTCCAAAGTCGTTTGCTTTTAGGGGGTCAGTTTTTTTTATTTATGCAGATTCAACATATTTATAAAATTGTTCTAAGTATGTTGAATGTAACCGTGAAAAGGAGTAGAAAATGAGTGATAGAGTAATGATAACGATTGCTAAAGCTGATTATTTAGCTAATATGGCAATGTTAAAAGAAATCACTGAACCAAAGGCTAAATATGATCCTGATGATATTAAATTTTTAAAAGATTTAATTCATAGTATGCGTGATAAAGCGGAAAATATTTGGTGGCATTTTAGGAATTTAATGGAGGAAGAGTAATGACAATACAATGTCAAATTGATCGAATTAAACTGGATATTGAGCAGCTAGTGACTGCTATATTTAAACTGAATGCTAAGATTGATAATCTTTGCAAGCGGATTGATGGTGAAGTTCCTGAAAGTGTGGTGGTGGAATGATGAGTATTGCAACAGCATTAAATAATGTGGCAAGTGCTATCCGGGAAAGTAGTAGTGAAAATGCTGCCGTGGAGTTTATTCTTAAACAGTTACAGACCTCAAAAAGTTTAAATTCTACACAGAAAAATAAGTTAACCAGGGTTGATGTTAAGTTTGAGTTAATGGAAAAGCAAATTGACGAGCTATTAGCTAAATGCGCTGATGATCACATTAAATATAAAATGGTGCGCCTTTGTGTTACTAAAATCCTGAAAACTGAGAAGTTAAGCAGCCCAGCATATGAGAAATTAATGAAAGTATTTGAAGGAAAATAATGTTTTTTAAAAATAAAGGTTTTACTTTACTATTAATGTTTAGTATATTATTATATGATATTATATCAAATAATGGTGGACTTGTGTATATGAATTTTAATTGGACTTAAGAAAATATGCCCCTTGATCGAAAAAAAGCCGCTACAATGATGGATATTGATGAGACTAAGTTTGTTGCTAAGACAGCAGAGCCTTTAGCAGCAGCTAAAGCGTTTGAATTATATTATGCTATGGGTAGTAAAAGATCAATGCCACCATTAGCCAAAGAAATTGATAGAGCACCCATGCAGCTTTATAACTGGCAGCGTAAATACTATTGGAAAGAACGAATCCTGGCACGTGATTTTATTCAGACCAAAGAACTCCGGCTTGCTGCGACCCGTGATGTCACCGAAATGAAGAACGCTTTTGCTGAACGGCTCAGAAATACTATCACCACATATTTCAGGACGGACAGTAAGCACGGTGATATTATGGATATTCCTATTAAGAATATGGCTGATTTAACATTAGCCATTAAAAATTGGTTATTATTAAGTGGTGAAGCCACAGATATTCATAGTGTCAGAATTGAGATTGTTGAAACAGTGATAAATTATGTTGTTAGAATCATAGGTAAATATGTTGCTGATCCAGAGCAGTTATCAAAACTAGCTCTTGAATTACAAAATGGATTAGAAATGATGGAAAAAGAAGAGGTAAAAATATGAGTATATTTTTAGGTGGTGGTTGGCCTAGTTATGGTGAAATAATTTCACTGGAAAATTTTACTCTTTATAATGGGGTTTATAGAGTAAGATTAAGTAGTGGCACAAAAACAATTATTTCTAAGATTGGGTTATTAGAGTTATTATTATTAAATTTAAGCCAATGGATATATAAAAAGATTGGTTTGAAAGTTAAATTAGATAAGGTGTTAAGATGAACCGCCGAACAGTACTTAAATTTCTAGGTCTTATACCAGCAGCACCGGCGTTGGCTAATGTGATATTAGAACAGAAGCCAAAGGGTGATGGTTTGGCTCTTGCTGATATAGAGCGATGTAGGGATATGATGACAAGATTTGGTTATGACAAAGAGGTATGGCATTGCCAGGTAATTAAGATTGATTTAATACCAGGCGGAATGTCAACTGTTGATTTACAAGGCGCATTGCAAGCTGATAATGAAATACTTGGTCAATGGTCTTATTCAAGATATGATGATAAACTTGACAAGTGGGAAGTTGAAAGGCACGACCAAGCAGATACACAAAGTGGTATTGAAATAAGGGATATAATTGATTTAACTGTTAGATTAGATAAAATCCCGTTCCCGGTTGCGTTAGGTGACTGGGTAACAATAAAAATAGATCGATCATGAAACCAAACCGTAAGCAGTTAAAGAAAAAAGCGATGTGCAAACCACATAAAACTCAAGGCTCAAATCGCTGGAAGGCAAAACAAAGGGCTCAAGATGATGAAGATAAAAGACAGATTGAGGAAATATTAATTGGACAGAATCATAATCAATTATAATGATACCTAAACCCAAAAAATGCTGTGAGATGGGGACTTATGAATGTCAAGTTCCTATGGCAATTAAAGGCAGGATTCGTGGTATTGATTATTGTATTGCTGATATTGTGGCTGCTTTGAACGCTGCTAATATAATTACTGATGCAAGCTGTTGTGGGCACGATAAGATGGAAGGTATAATATCACTTGAAGATGGGAGAACAATTAAGATTGAGGAGGAGTTGATACAATGAAAGATACGTTAAGAGTTTTAACATTGATTAATTACAAAGGATTTTTTCTTGGATTTCATTGGGTTCATTGTAGTGGTGTGAGTTCAAAAACAAGCGCAAGTTTGATGAGCTACCATAATCCTAATAAATTAATGTGGAAATGGTCTTTGTATTGGAATAGGCCTTTTAGGTTTTCGTTACATACTCAAAATGTTACAATTTAATAAAATGTTTTGACATCTATACTCCAAATACCACAACCACACACAGTCAGCTCAGTACTATCTAAACTCAGCCAGGGTGTAAATGCTTTGAGTGATAATGCTTACTATGAGCAGAACCCTGAGAAGTACCTTGATTTCTTTGGTTATCCCTGGAGCAAGCAGAAAGAAGCAATCAATGCAATCCGTGATCATAAGATTGTGACGTTACGAAGCTGTAATGATGTTGGTAAAACGTGGGTGGTAGCATGTACGATATTATGGTGGTTAGATGTTTACCGTGATCCAGGAGCGATGGTTGTTAGCACTAGTAAGAATTGGCATAATACTAGATTTCAGTTATGGAGTGAATTGCGTAAACAATACCAGAAAGTCAGGCATCGGTTTAATAATGCTGAGATGAACTTAGTTAGTTTTGAGCCTGATCCCGTAGGTAGACCGAAATGGTATGCACTTGGGTTTAACCCGAAGATTGAAGGCAGCCCAACAGACCCGGAAGCTGAAGCACCAGCGGCTAGTGGTTATCATAGCCCGCATTTATTATTAGTAGTTGACGAAGCTATGACAACACCAGCGGCAATATTTAATGCGTTTGAAGGATCACTGCTTGATGAAGGGTCTAGGTTGTTATGCTCATTTAACCCAACGAACACAACGGGTGAGATTATACGCTATGAGCAGGATAGAAGAACATATCCAATTCATATAGCTGCCAGGCACTTACATGAATCAGTTGAATATAAAAATAATCCCGAACGATACATTGAGCTAGCTGATCCTAAAGCTTGTGATGAACTGCGTGAAAGCTATGGCCAGGACTCACCAATTTATATGTCACGGGTATTAGGTGAATACCCATTACAGGATACTGACGCAGCAATTAATCTTAATGCGCTCCAGGAAATGCGTAGCCGGGAAGTTGATGTTGGTAGAATACAAAAGGTATTATATAGCTGGGACGTTGCTGGTGATGGGTCTGATAGTAACCAGGTTGGATTATTACTAGTTGGTGATAAAGGTTATTATTATGAGGAGTTGGAGAACTGGAAAAAAGGTACACACTTACAATCAATGACTAGAGTATATGAAATCATAAAAGAACATATTGAGGAAACAGATGAGGAGTTTAATGATGAGGTAAAGGGTAAACCTAATGATGAATCATTAGTTTTACCCGAGTTTTATTTAATTGTAGACGCTGTTGGTGAAGGGTCACACGTGCCTAGTTTCATGGAGAAGTGGCTGCCCGCATTAAACACAATATCATTTAAAGGTGGTATGAAAGCTAAAAAGATTTCAGAGCGCAGGCAGACTGAGCTGATGAACAAGAACTCCGAAGCGTGGTATCGCTCTCATTTACTGATAGAAAACAAAATTAGTTCTTGGCTGCCTATCTCAGCACAAATATCAGACCAGTGTTTTCATGAGCTATCAACACGATTAAGTGAATGGAAAGTGAAAGCATCTGAACCGCTGGTGTATGCAATTGAGCCGAAGGATAAGTATAAGGAACGCAACAGGAACAGATCACCAGATCGTGCTGATACATTTATCATGGCAATATATGGCATCCGGCATACAGTTGGTATTAGGTTTGAGGTTATTTAATGGAGATGAGTTTTTGCCGTGGAAACCGTATATACTTTGATGATTTAATGTTGGTGTGGAAATATGTTGATGACACCACATTAGTATCTGACCACTGGAAAGAAAAGCCATGCGGTCATTGTGGTAAAAAATGTAATGATGAAGGGCATGATAACTGTATAGTGAAGCTTCCTGGAGTAAAGAACGCATGTTGTGGCCACGGTGATATATCTGATGCTTATATACAATTTGATGATGGCAGACATTTTTCAGGGGGAGCTGCATGGATTGTTTTAGGAATGATTAAAAATTTGGGGCTGTAGCTCAGTGGGAGAGCACCTGTTTTGCACGCAGGGTGTCGTTGGTTCGATTCCAACCAGTTCCACTGTGGCGGTAGCTTAGTGGTAAAGCCTCTGACTGTGGTTCAGGCTACGAGGGTTCGGTTCTCTCCCGTCTTAATGTCTCTATTATGCAAAAGGTAAACTTTCACAGAGAAAAAATAATTTTTTTATTTGTTTACATATTCACATTTTATTGTTATATTATGGGTGAGATGAAGGAACAAAAAACAAGAAAAGGTGATTTGAGATGACCATCCACTACCAGGTATTCCAGATTGTTCAGACCACATCAATACGAATGCCGCCAGGTGGTGCTTGTGGCCAGGTATTAATCAAGCGTGGTGATGCTAATGATGATCCACAAACTGGTATTGATTCAATAAAAATATTAACTGAATTAGAACCTAACAATTCATTCACCCAGATAGCAGTTTATTCAGGTAAATAATAAAAGGAGATATGAGATGACAAAAACTACAATTAACGATTTTGTACAATTGTGCAAAGACTTCCGGGAATTTTCACAGAGGGTTCATGGCTGGAATACTGAATTATATTGTGATAAAAAAGTATGGTGTTATTTTGCAGACCAAAGAAATCATACTTCTGTTACAATAGATGACATTGAAGTTAGTTTTCATACGCAGCCAAAGATAACAATTCCTATTAATATGATTGGTGGGCTGGCAGCAATTACAAAATCCTATCGCAATAAGCTTAATACATTGATTAAGGATTATGATGCACTGGCCCTTGAGAAAAATGAATTGGATAAACAGGCCAGGATTGCTGCTCTTAAAATCCCTTTAAAAGAATTAGAAGAAAACTAAACTTCTCTCATCCCTCAACAAAAGCCCAGCGATTATACTTTACTGCTGGGCTTTAATTATAAACAAGTTTACAATTATACTCTTTCATTGTTATATTACAACGAATAATACAAGGCAGACAATTTGGTTAACCAGTTTTTAATAGCAGTTGCGGTTTTAGCTTATATTGCTTTTGGCGGTGTGAGCTTTTACATTTCTGTTATTACTCCCAAGAATCAGCTAGTTAATTCCAACACAGGATTTAAAATAATGTATTGGCATGGTATTTGTTTTGCTGCTGCATTTATTACTTTAGTCTGGTTAGGGTTACTGGCATATTGTTTGTTTGTCATACAATAAAGCAAGTTGATTACTAAAAGAAGAAAAGGATTAGAAAATGAAATTTTATAATTAGTGACATTAATCAATAACATACTTACCAGTAATGGTATAGTCCCAATCACTAAGTCGGAGCAATATGCTGGCTTAGTGTTTGATAGTGTTTTAGCACAGACTGGAAAGTATGCTCCGACATCTACATTTGATTATATTAATTTATCAACAATTCATTCTGATGTATATCGTGCTATAAAAGTTAGGGCTGAATCTGTAGCGTCATTACCAACCAGGGTTGAAGTCACCTCAGATGAGGAGACTACAAATATAATTGATTTGCCTGAGTTTGAAGTATTAGTCAAGCCTAACGAGTGGATGACGCATTTTGATTTTTATGAATCCACAATGAACTATCTGGATGCAGCTGGTGAATGTCCTTGGTTGTTAGATTTAAAAAATAATACGATAGTTGGCATGCTGCCAATTAACCCGTCATTAATTAAAGTATATCCTCACAATACATTTTTAGTATCACATTATGGGTTTTTAAATCCTAATGGACAAGAGATTCAGATACCACCTGAAAATATTTTATTCTTGAAGTATAATAATCCTAACGATCATTTACGGGGTCTGTCACCAATACAAGCCTTGAAATCTGAGATAGTTCTTGACCTTGAAGCACAAAAGGGAGCACACAGTACATTCACATCTGGTGCTAAACCATCTGGTGTCTTAGCACCTGAGAAAGACGTTGATCTTGACCCTGCTGAATATACTGCATTATTAAAACAGATTAGAGAAAATTACCAGGGCACTGATAATTTCGGTAAAATAATGGCGTTGAGTAAAGGCATGAAATGGACGCCGATGCAATATAGCAACGCTGATTTACAATTTATGGAACTGCGTTATGGGACTGGTAAGGCTGTTGGTAAAGTATTTGGTGTTCCACCTATAATGATGAATGACTATAAAGATGCCAGTGTATTAGCCAACGCTGAAACACAATACCGTATATTCTGGGATAATATTAAACCGACATTAATTAAGCTGGAAGAAATATTTAACGCTTATCTGCTGCCTAGAATAAGTGCTAAACAAGGTATTGTTTATAAATTTGATTTAAGTAAAATCTCAGCGTTGAAGCCTGATCGTGGTAAAGAGGCTGATTTATATAAAGATGCTGGTGGTTATACATTAAATGATTATCGTACTAATGTATTAAACCTTGATTCTAAGACTGACGATCCCCAGATGGACAAGATTGTAATGCCATATGGTCTTACATTTATTGACGATATTCCAGAGGAAGTAAGCACAGTAGAAAATGACTTGAAGGATATTATTAGACAATGTAATAATAATATTGATAAATCAGTGGTTGGTGAAAATGTATCTGATAAAATTGGTAACATATTAGATGATCGTAAACAAAGACAGTTTAATATAATAAGGGCAAGCACAGTATCATTTATAAATAATAGTGTAGATCGCCACAGTAAAAAAATGGTGAAGAGTATTGACCCTATATTTACTAGGCAAAAAAATGAACTACTCAGAAACCTGAGTAATAAAAAAATGTATTATAGGATTCATGCTGAAGATGTGATGTTTAATATAAATAAATATGTTGCTGAGTTTGAAGCAGCAGGTAAACCACATATTGCTAAAGCATTAGCTGACGCCGCTCAACAGCTTGCCGCCGAGAATGGTAATCTGTTTGATATTTTTGATCCTACTGTTCAGAAGTTTATTAATACAGCATCTCATGAGTACGCAGCATTATCTGTTGACACTACATTTAATAAAATTGATGACATACTGAAGAACAGCCTAGCAGAGAAATTAAGTATAGAAGAAATATCAGGGCTGATAGAGAAATATTTTGAGAACAACCAGGCTATGCGATCTGAAAGAATTGCCAGGACAGAAATGGTGAGGGCAACGAACAAAGGCCGTATGGAAAGTATGCTTCAGATGGATATGAACTATCATATGTGGATGTCCCAGCGCGACGCAGATGTACGTGATAGTCATTTTAAACTTGATGGA